AACATTAGAAAAAGCTCATGTCATTGTGAGTTTTGGTAGTGTCGCAGATGTAGAAGCACTTATTCGTGGTGTGCCTGTCATAGGTTCACCTTATAGCCCTGCAAACCCTGTATCCAATAACATTAAAAACATAGAAAACTTAACATATTTTGACAGAACAGCATGGTTAAGCTCATTAGCTGCAAGTGAATGGCATAAAGATGAGATGGACAAGTGCTGGGATAGACTAAAAGGACAATTAGATGGCGTTTACTAACTATACTAGCTTTGTAACTACAGTAGAGAGTTACTTAGCACGAACAGACTTGACAACTGTCATACCTGACTTTATTCAGATGGCACAGTTAAGAATGAGTCGTGACTTAAGAACAGAAAAAATGTTAAAGGTAGCAATAGCTACTCCTGCGGATAATTTAGTCTCTTTTCCAGTTGACTTCTTAGAGTTAAGAGAGATGCACTTTCAGGGTAATCCACCTATTATATTAGAGTATCAATCACCTGACTTGTTTTTCCGTAATGGTCAAACATCATTATCAGGTCGTTCACATTACTTTACAATGCTAGGAACAGAGTTTCAATTTGCACCTAGTCAAAATGGAAGTTACACAGTTCAAATTTTATATTATGCTCAACCTACATTTATCTCTACTACAACAGTTAGTAACTTGTATTTAGCATACTACCCAGACGCTTTACTTTACGCAACATTAGCAGAAGCAGAGCCGTATCTTATGAACGACCAAAGAGTAACTACATGGTCAGCTTTATACGATAGAGCAATTAATAACATCAAAACAAGTGACTTAGGTCAAACATACGCATACACCACATTAAACGTAACACCACGATAAGGAAACTATTATGTCAGAAATGAGCAATTATTTAGAGAACGCTTTAATTAACGCAACTCTACGAGCAACAACTTACACAGCACCAGCAACAATTTATGTAGCATTATATACATCAGACCCAACAGACGCAGACACAGGCACAGAAGTTACTGGCGGTAGTTACGCTAGAACAGCAGTTACATTTGGCGCACCATCTAACGGTGCATCACTAAACTCTGCTGACGTTACATTCCCTACTTGCACAGCACCATGGGGTATAATTACATATATCGGTTTAAGAGATGCTTCTACAGCAGGTAACCTTTTATATCATTCACCACTAGACGATAGTAAGAGTGTAGGTATAGGTGATGTATTTAAGATAACCACAGGCAATTTATCAGTTACATTAGCTTAGTTCTATCGTAACTAAAAGGAAAAAATATGGCATTAATTGTTAAAGATAGAGTGCAAGAAACATCTACCACTACAGGGACAGGCACGTTTACTCTAGCAGGTGCAGTTACTGGATTCCAGTCATTCTCAGTCATAGGTAACGCTAATACAACATACTACGCTATTATCATGGATAGTAGTTTTGAAATAGGTATTGGCACATATACATCTTCAGGTACTACTTTATCTCGTGATACTGTATTAGAGTCCAGCAATGCTGGTTCTCTAGTAAACTTTAGTGCAGGAACTAAAAGTGTATTCTGTACCTACCCTGCTGAAAGAGGTATTTATGCTGATGCTAGCGGTAATGCTATTGCTCTTGGAACACCAGCTTCAGCTACGCTTACCAATGCTACAGGACTACCTTTAACTACTGGCGTAACAGGTACGCTTCCAGTAGCCAATGGTGGCACAGGTATTACAAGTTTAGGCACAGGCGTTGCAACCTTTTTAGGCACTCCATCTAGTGCTAATTTAATAAGTGCTGTTACAGATGAAACAGGTAGTGGGTCTTTAGTATTTGCTACTTCACCTACTCTTGTTACTCCAATATTAGGCACTCCAACTTCAGGCACAGCTACTAACTTAACTGGCTTACCTCTTAGCACAGGTGTTACTGGCACACTTCCTATTGCTAATGGTGGTACTGGCACAACATCTACTACATTTACAAACTTAACTACAAACGTAACAGGCACTCTACCAGTAGCTAATGGTGGAACAGGTGTAACAGCATCTACAGGTACTACAGCAGTTGTATTATCTGATAGCCCTACTTTAGTAACTCCAGTATTAGGTGTAGCTACAGCAACTTCTGTAAACAAAGTAGCCCTTACAGCACCAGCTACAAGTGCAACACTTACAATTGCTGATGGTAAAACACTCACTGCAAGTAACACATTAACTCTAGCAGGTACAGATGCCACTACAATGACGTTCCCACCCGCTTCCTCTAAAATAGGGTATCTTAACATTCCTCCTGCAGGAACTAAAACAGGTTCTTATACACTTACTACTGGTGACATTGGTGAGTATGTTCAAGTAGGTTCTGGAGGTTCTATTACTATTCCTGATGCAACTTTTGCAGAGGGTGATGCTATATCTATTTTTAATAACACTTCTGGAAACATCACAATTACTTGCACAATTACCACAGCTTATATTGCAGGAACTGATGCAGATAAAGCAACTGTAACATTAGCAACAAGAGGTGTAGCTACAATATTATTTATTAGTTCAACAGTCTGTGTCATTACAGGAAACGTTTCATAATGAGCGGAATAATGTTATCCATACTTGGTGGTAAAAAACCAGGCCCTATTTATATGACTGCTACTGGTGGAACAGAAACTACTAGTGGAAATTACAAAATTCATAGTTTTACTGGAAATGGAACATTTACTGTAACTGCTGTTGGAGTTGACCCAACAGAAGGTTCAGTAGTTGAATATTTAGTTATTGCTGGCGGTGGAGGCGGCGGAACTTGGGTAAATAATGTTAGAAATGGCGGCGGTGGCGGTGCTGGTGGCTATAGAACAGCGACTGGGTTTTCTATAACTGCTACAGCATACTCAATTACTGTAGGTGGCGGTGGTAGTTCTGAAACTGCTGGTAGCGATTCTGTTTTTAGTTCTATTACATCAACTGGTGGTGGTAGGGGTGGAGGCGCAACTTCTAGTGGTGGAAATGGTGGCTCAGGTGGAGGAGGCTCAGGCATTGCTACATCTACATCAGCCGGAACAGGAACTTCAGGACAAGGATTTAATGGAGCTGGTGGACCTGGTGGTGGAACTTTTGCATCTGGCGGTGGCGGAGGAGCGGGTGAAGCTGCTGGCACAGATGGAGCATCTCAAGGTGGAGATGGACTTAGCTCATCCATAACAGGAACAGCTATAACTAGAGGTGGTGGTGGTTGTGGTTGGCTTGGCGCTCCACCAGCTCCAGCTACTGCTGATGGTGGCGGTGGTGCTGCTAGGGCAGGTGCGGGTGGCACAAATACTGGCGGTGGTGGCGGTGGTGGCTCTGATAGTGTTACTGGTGGTGGATTAGGTGGTTCAGGTATTGTAATCATTCGTTATAGGTATCAATAATTATGGCTCATTTTGCAAAAATAGATTTTCAAACAAATATAGTTTTAGAAGTTCATGTTGTAGATAATGATGATATTCAAAATTTATCATTTCCAAACAGTGAATCTATAGGTATTGCATTTTTAATTCCTTGGAATACGCCAAATACATATTGGAAACAAACTTCATATAATAAAAATTTTCGTAAGAATTATGCTGGTATTGGTTACACTTATAACGAAATGTTAGATGCGTTTGTTCCACCAAAACCATTTAACTCATGGGTATTAGATACAGACAAAGCACAATGGAAAGCACCTGTGGATATACCTACGGATGATAAAAATTATACATGGAATGAAGAAACATTAACTTGGAATAAAGAAACAATTTCTTGGAAAAATTAGTGTAAAGGATAAATAATGTTTGGTATAAGTGCATTTTCCCAAGTTCCATTTAGCTCGTTAGTAGGTGAAATAAAACTAGCTATTGCAAGCATTACTTGTAATGCAGTCATGGAAGTTAATATTGAAGGAACTGTAGACGGTATTGTTCATATTGTCACAAGTACTACTGTTTCAGCACTTGGTAATTTAGTATTAAGTGGAAACTCTAGTATAACAGCATTAGCGACTGTTACTGTAAGTGCTGTAGCTGTATATGGAGCTATTATCTCTATAACCAACACAAGCACAGTTACAGCTAAAGGATTTAAACAAGGCGAAGAATGGACAACTGTATCACCAGGTACAGACACATGGTTACAACAAGGATAAAAAATGGCAAAGACAAAAATTTCAGAATTTAGCACAACAGCAGCAGATAATACAGATATCACCAATATCAATATTGCTGAAGGTTGTTCACCAGCTAACTTAAACAACGCTGTTCGTAGCTTAATGGCATTACTAAAAGACCAACAAACAGGTTCTAGTGGTGACCCATTTACAGTAGCAGGTACATTAGTTTCTTCAGGCACAGTTGACATTACAGGCGCATTTAGACTAGACGGAACTGCCGGTGCTTCTGGTCAAGTATTGTTATCAGCAGGTGGCAGTACAACACCTACATGGGGTAATGCGTTTGTAGCTGGTATGATTATGATGTGGTCAGGAACAATTGCTACTATTCCTAGTGGATGGTTATTATGTAATGGCTCTAATAGCACACCTGATTTACGCAATAAATTTATTATTGGTGCATTTTCTGATGACTCAGGTACAGCTAAAACAACAATAACAGGTACTTCTACACAAACTGGCGGTAGTAAAGACGCTATTGTAGTATCTCATACACATACTGCAACATCTACAGTTACAGACCCACAACACAATCATACACCTCAAACATTAGGTTCAGCACAAGCTGGTTCTGATAATGGAGGCGCACCTGTAGATGCAAGCACAGGTTATGGCACAGGTAGAACATCAGCAGTTACAAGTTCTAGTTCTACAGGTATTACAGTTGCTACATCTATTTCTACTGAAGGTTCTAGTGGCACTAATGCAAATCTTGTGCCTTACTTTGCACTTGCATTTATTATGAAGGCTTAATATGCCTACACAACGCATAGCATTTAAAGATTGGTTACCTGACCAACCATCTATCTTAGATACAGTATCAGAAGCTAATAACGTTATTCCTTTAGCTGTAGGATATGGTCCGTTTAAGTCAGCAGTAACATTTTCAGGTGCAGCTTCAGAAGACTTGAATAATTGCTTTGCTGCTAAACTAGACAATGACGTATTTATCTTTGCTGGTGGTGCTACTAAACTATTTAAAGTAGACAATGATAATTTATCTTTAGTAGACGAGTCTAAAGCAGGTGGATATACGGGTTTAAATAGATGGCAATTCTTACAGTTTGGTAGTCTTGCAATTGCATCTAATGGCTCTGAAAAGATACAGTCTTTTGATGTAAATAGCTCTACAGCTTTTGCAGATGTAAGTTCAGAAGCACCTATTGCTAAATACATTACAGTAGTTCGTGACTTTGTAGTAGCAAGTAATATTGGTGCAGGTACATCACCTAGTAAAGTGCAATGGTCAGGT